TGGTATCTCTGGTACTTTTAACTATATGCTTGTATTCCAAGCAGAACACAATATCCTTATGCATCCGTTCCACATGCTCGGTGTTGCTGGGGTATTCGGTGGATCTCTGTTCTCTGCTATGCATGGAAGTCTCGTTACTTCTTCGCTGGTTCGTGAAACCACGGAAACTGAGTCCCAAAACTATGGTTATAAGTTTGGTCAAGAAGAAGAGACCTACAACATCGTCGCCGCTCACGGTTACTTCGGTCGCCTGATCTTCCAATACGCTTCATTCAACAACTCCCGTTCCTTGCACTTCTTCCTTGCTGCATGGCCTGTTGTTGGTATTTGGTTCACCGCACTTGGTGTTTCCACGATGGCGTTCAACCTGAATGGTTTCAACTTTAACCAGTCCATCATCGACGGTCAGGGTCGTGTGCTCAACACCTGGGCAGACGTTCTCAACCGCGCTGGTCTGGGTATGGAAGTTATGCATGAGCGTAATGCACACAACTTCCCACTCGACCTTGCTGCTGCTGAGTCCACTCCTGTGGCACTTCAAGCACCTGCAATCGGTTGATATAAACTGAATAGTTAAGTGAGGGTCCTTCGGGACCCTTTCTTTTTCTCTTCAAATGTTAAGTAATATTACTTATTCTCATGATTGGTAAACTGGATCCAGAGGAAAGAGTCTTATCTGCAGGGCCAAAAGAATTGCCTGAATGGTTTGCACAAACCTCTGATGAACCCTACGATAGACATCAATACCAGTTAGAATGCAACGGACAATCAATTATCTTTGATGACTATGATCAACTCAGAGCATATTGGTTTGAATCTGTTCGTAACTGGGACAACTGCAAAGTTAATGTCTTGGATATGAAACAAACAAAGAAAAAATCAAATGGAGGTTTTAAATAGTTATGGTAGCTTCAACACTACAACAACCAACAAGGGGGTGGTTCGATGTCTTGGATGACTGGCTTAAACGCGACCGCTTTGTCTTTGTGGGCTGGTCTGGACTTCTTCTTTTTCCCACTGCTTATCTTGCAATTGGGGGCTGGCTCACTGGTACTACTTTTGTTACGTCGTGGTACACCCACGGACTCGCAAGTAGTTATCTTGAGGGTGCTAATTTTCTTACAGCGGCTGTGTCAACGCCTGCTGATGCTATGGGTCATTCTCTTCTTCTACTTTGGGGTCCTGAGTCTCAGGGGGACTTCCAGCGTTGGCTCCAACTTGGGGGACTCTGGAATTTTGTGGCGCTCCACGGAGCCTTTGCTCTCATCGGTTTTATGCTCAGGCAGTTTGAACTCGCTCGTCTAATCGGTATCCGTCCCTATAATGCGATTGCTTTTTCAGGTCCTATTGCCGTATTCGTTAGCGTATTTCTCATCTACCCACTTGGACAGTCATCTTGGTTCTTTGCACCGTCGTTTGGCGTGGCAGCGATATTCAGATTCCTATTATTCCTTCAAGGCTTCCATAACTGGACGCTCAACCCCTTTCATATGATGGGAGTTGCAGGTATTCTTGGTGGAGCATTGCTTTCTGCGATCCATGGTGTTACAGTAGAGAACACTCTGTATCAAGATGGTGAACAAGCAAATACTTTCAAAGCATTTGATTCAACTCAAGAAGAAGAAACCTATTCTATGGTTACTGCAAACCGCTTCTGGTCTCAGATCTTCGGTATTGCGTTTAGTAATAAGAGGTGGTTGCATTTCTTTATGCTCTTTGTTCCTGTTATGGGTCTTTGGACATCTTCCATCGGTATTATTGGTCTTGCTCTCAACCTTCGCGCTTATGACTTTGTTTCCCAGGAAATCAGAGCATCAGAAGACCCAGAGTTTGAAACGTTCTACACTAAGAACATTCTATTGAATGAAGGTCTTCGTGCCTGGATGGCACCCGTTGACCAACCTCATGAACAGTTTGTATTCCCAGAAGAAGTTCTTCCTAGAGGTAACGCACTGTGAACGGTTGGTTCGTTCTCATTTACTTTATCTGCTTTGCTACTATTGCAGGTGCGGCATTTGCGATGATGTGGTCGAATATTCAATCCATTAATGTGGAGATGAATAAACCGAAACCACGTCATCCTGAAGCACCTGCCCCTGGTGATGAAGTAATGTATGTAGATCTTTCTAGAGATAAACTCGAAGACCTTTACAATAAAGAATAATAATGTCAGAATTCGTCCGCCGACATATTGGTCCATCGAAAAAACAACAGACTCAGATGCTAAAAGATCTGGGTCTTTTTAGTCTTGATGAACTGGTAAATCAAATTGTTCCAAAGTCTATTCTTATCAGTAAAGAAGAGGCATATAAAAACCTTCCTGAAGGTTGCGATGAACAACAAGCATTAAAAGAATTACGTGTTATCGCAGATAAAAATACAATCATAGATCGTAGTGATCTTGGTTACTATGAAACATTCTGTCCTCCTGTAATTCAAAGGAATGTTTTTGAAAACCCTGCATGGTATACATCTTACACTCCATATCAAGCAGAGATATCTCAAGGTAGATTGGAGGCACTGTTTAATTTTCAGACACTCATCACAGAACTAACCGGGTTTCCGATTGCCAATGCATCACTTCTAGATGAAGGAACTGCAGCTGCAGAGGCAATGATTATGAGTTATGGTGCTGCAAAAGGAAAGAAAAAGTTTGTCGTAGATGACAATGTATTTCCTCAAACTCTTTCAGTAATTAAAACAAGAGCAAAACCATTAGGTATTGAAGTAGTGGTATGTGATCTACGATCTCACGTATCGTTTGAAGATGTATTTGGAATGTTAATTCAACTTCCTGGTAAAAACGAAGAAGTGTGGGATCCAACTACTATCATCTATACTGCAAAAGAATATGATGTTCTTGTAACTGTTGCTATTGATCCTTTCCTACAGGTTCTAATGAAACCCGTTGCCGAATTTGGTGCAGACATTGCCGTTGGTAGTTGCCAAAGATTTGGTATTCCGATGGGTAATGGTGGTCCTCATGCTGCATATTTTGCAACAATTGAAAAGTTTCAACGTAAGATACCTGGAAGAATTGTTGGTCAGTCTGTAGATAAAGAAGGTAATAAAGCACTGCGACTTGCTTTACAGACTCGTGAACAACATATTCGTCGTGATAAGGCAACTAGTAATATATGTACTGCACAGGCACTTCTTGCTGTTATGGCAGGATTCTATGCAGTTTATTATGGTCCTGACGGATTGACAAAGATTGCAAATAACTTGTTTGATCTTGAGGATATTCCCCTCAGGGAAAAACCCTGGTTACAACAAGAAGTATTCAATCGATATCACAGTGAAACTGAATTAATGCGATATATCTATCGTCTTGCCAAGAAGGATTTTTCTCTTATTGATGGAATGATTCCTCTTGGTAGTTGCACGATGAAACTTAATGCTGCTGCGGAACTCATGCCGGTTAGTTGGCCTGAGTTTGGTAATATTCATCCATTCTCTTCTGATCATTACCTTGAAGGATATTATGAATTGATTCATAAACTTGAAGAATGGTTATGTACAATCACTGGATTTGAGGGTATGTTCCTTCAACCAAATGCTGGATCGCAAGGTGAGTATGCAGGTCTTTTGACTATTCGTGCATATCATGAAAGTCGTGGTGATAGTCATCGTGATATATGTCTGATTCCAAGCAGTGCTCATGGAACGAATCCAGCAAGTTCGGTAATGGCAGGAATGAAAGTTGTTGCTATTAAGTGTAAAGATAATGGAGATATTGATCTTGATGATCTGCGAGAAAAAGCATCATTTAATTCAGAAAATCTTGCATGTATCATGGTCACATACCCGTCAACACACGGTGTATTTGAACCTGGCATTCGTGATATTTGTGATATTGTGCATGAATTTGGTGGACAGGTTTATATGGATGGTGCAAATTTAAATGCCCAGGTTGGTTTGTCTCAACCTGGAAAATATGGTGTTGATGTTTGTCACCTCAATTTACATAAAACTTTTTGTATTCCTCATGGTGGAGGTGGTCCTGGTGTCGGTCCTATTGGTATTAAAGATCATCTGATTCCTTTTGTCCCTCAACATATTTCTGCTGCTCCTTATGGAAGTGCAAGTATTCTTCCTATTCCATGGATGTATATCCGTATGATGGGTGGAAAGGGACTACGTGATGCCACTGAAGTTGCTCTTTTAAGTGCGAATTGGATTGCTGATCAACTTGAAGATTACTTCCCAGTTCTATATCGTGGTCCTAATAATCGTATTGCTCACGAATGTATTCTAGATATTCGACCTTTTAAGCAGGTGACTGCTGAGGATGTTGCAAAACGTTTAATGGACTATGGATTTCATGCACCAACTTTAAGTTGGCCAGTCGCTGGGACTGTCATGGTTGAACCTACTGAGAGTGAGTCGTTTGAAGAACTTCAAAGATTTGTTGATGCTATGAAACAGATACGTCAAGAGATTGATACTAATCCAGATCTTTTAAAAAACGCACCACATACTGCAAGATGCATATCTTCAGAAGAATGGGATCGTAATTATACTAGGCAACAGGCTGCGTATCCTATGAACCAAGAGGAAAAGTTTTGGCCTGCGGTTGCGAGAATTGATAATGTTTATGGCGATAGAAATTTAGTTTGTTCATGTCAGGTTGAGATGAGTGATTATAGTTAATTTGAATTAGGAATACCTGACAATAACAAATTGATATCCAAAATATGGTAATATATACTGCAGTTGCGTAAACTTAAATGAAGTTTTTTCTCGCACTTTTCGCTTCAATATTTTTTGCTGCACCTGCCTGGGCAGTAGATGTTCAAATGGGGTCAGGTGGAAACTTGATTTTTGATCCATCTGAGGTTACAATATCTGCAGGAGAATCAGTTCACTTCGTGAACAATATGTTACCTCCACATAATGTTATCGTTGAAGATCACCCAGAACTCTCTCATGAAGCATTAGCAATGATGCCTGGCGAAGAGTTTGATGTTACTTTTGCCGAATCTGGTGACTATACTTACTGGTGTGCTCCACATAAGGGTGCTGGTATGATCGGAACGGTGCATGTCGAATGAAGTATACACACAATTATATGAAAATTTTTCTTGATACTGCTGACACAGAAATTATTAACGAATATTTTAAAACTGGACTGGTAGATGGTGTCACTACCAATCCCACTTTGATTATGAAGAGCGGTAGAAATCCTGAGGATGTCTATCAAGAAATCAAAGATATTGGTGTTCGTGATATCAGTATGGAAGTTGTTGGTGATGAGGGTGAAATGTATCGTGAAGGCAAACGTCTTTACGAAAAGTTTGGTCATGTATGTACTGTTAAAGTCCCTTGCACACGAGAGGGTCTTGCAGTCTGCAAATCTCTCTCCGATCAGAACATAAAAGTCAATGTCACATTGATCTTCAGCGCCGCACAGGCAGTTCTTGCGGCAAAGGCGGGGGCAACATATGTTTCACCATTTGTAGGACGCTTAGACGACCAGTCAGTGGCAGGCCTGGAGGTTGTCAGAAGTATCTCTGAACTGTATCGCATTCATGGAGTTAGGACACAGGTTCTTTCAGCATCAATTCGTAGTGTGCAACGTGCTGTGAGGTCATGGTATAACGGTGCTGAAATCTGCACCATGCCACCTAAAGTTTTTGACCAAATGTATGACCATATTCTTACCGATAAAGGTCTTGAGATTTTCGATCAAGACTGGGCCTCGGTAAAGAGTGATTGACGACGATGCACCCTATAAAGTGGCTGAGATCATTCGTGATACTTGGCCTCAACTTTACTATTTGAAGAAATCAACAATGACATTTATAGTATATTCTAAGGACGGTTGTCCCTATTGCACTAAGGTTCAACAAGTTTTGGAACTAGCAGAAGTCAAGTATGTGATATATAAACTTAATAGGGACTATACCCGTGAGCAATTTTATGATAAATTTGGGAAAGGTTCCACCTTCCCAAGAGTCGTTAAAGATGAAGAACTCATTGGTGGTTGTATGGAAACTGTTAAGTATCTAAGGGAACAAAAACTGGTCTAATGGAACAAAACCTCATCGACATCTATGATCTTATTGAACATGCTATTGATAATGCCTTTGAGGGACAAATGAATCTAAAATTTTACGATTATCTAAAAGATACAAAAACTAAAAAGTATGAGGTTGATGCATTCATTGAAAGTACCACAGCAGCAGAACTTAGTGATTTAACATTGGAACTTGAAGAGTATCTGAAAGGTGGTCAAGATAATGAACATAAACAACTTCGAGAGGGTTATGGTCATATCCCTAAACCTCAAGCAAGAAAAATAAAAAATTATTTGTATAGTATCTTAGAAGATGCGTGGAGGTATAGTAATGACCGAAAACCAGGAAGACGAAAAAAGCAATCTAAATAAATCAGATCCTCATATTAATCGTGGGGTAGAGTTGCTGTTACGCAACAGGAGGAGAAAACCAGAACCGCCCAAAACTTTTCAGGTAAAGTTCGGCAAGATGGTCTCTCTTTTCCGACGAGAGATTGTATTTCATCTGAACTTTTATCTGGATATCAGAAAGAAATAATCTCTGGAGGACAGAAAATGTTAGCAGTAACTCTCACTATTGGAACACTAGTTTCCATTATGTTCTTTTTTGTTGGAGGTGTGGTAGGATGGCTCGCAAAAGAGCACCAATTCCAAACCCAACCCGTTTATACTCATCCAGAGATGTTTGATGAAAACGGAAATGTATTACCAGATGAAATTTTAGCAGTACGATTTGAAAATAGCTATGACGAATTCGACGAGGAAGATGACAACAACTAAAAAACCTAGGAAACCTAGGACAACAACTAAAAAGCAGTTTACCGTCAAAGCAGAACCAGAAACTTTGCCACAAAATCCTTTTGTATTTGAAATTCTTGAACTAGCAAGTAAGCAAAGGGCAAAGGCAAAAAAGGTTGAGACTCTTCAGACCTATGATCATATTTCTTTAAAGTCTATTTTTATTTGGAATTTTGATCAAAGTGTAATCTCTCTTTTACCTGAAGGGGAAGTTCCTTATGGAGACTCTGACGATCAATCTATCTACTCTGGGACTCTTTCTGAAAATATTGCTAAGGAAGCAAAAGGCGGTGAATCAGCCACTGGTCAAGATTTAGATGGTAGAGGTAAAACTTCTCTTCGTAGAGAATATCAAAACCTTTATCATTTTGTGAAAGGTGGTAATGATAGTCTATCTGCTATTCGTAGAGAAACTATGTTTATCAATATGCTTCGAGGACTTCATCCTAAAGAAGCAGAGGTTTTGATACTTGTAAAGGATAAACGTCTTACTGACAAATATAATATTAGTTTAGATATTGTTAAGGAGGCATACCCTGATATCAACTGGGGAGATCGCTCATGACAGCAGCAGTAGAATTTAAGGAGGAAGAGATGGGAAGTCTTCCATTTAACCCGGAAGATCCTTCGTCATATGGTTGCCAAATTCTTCAAGAAAAAACCACTCTTGAAGCAGCAAATGATAAATCATTACCTAACGACGCTGTACTAATCTGGTATATTGTCGATGGTGTAGAGTGTGTTGACCTTACGAGATGCAAGAAAACATCTCAACTTTTTGATATGTACTATGACCGATATGGTAAAGGTGCTGTGCAAAGAATTGATTTTGGATATGGTCAAATGAATCCAAAACTTTGGGGGAACAAATCAAAAAAAGAAAAGAAAAAGAAATGAAAGACAATGATCTGCGGGATCAGATAAATTCATTGATCCGTGATGAAATACAAGATGTAATTAATGATTATGTTGATGAAAAAGATGAACTTAAAAAAAGTGGAATTGGATTTGTTGGGACTGATGATCAGGATCAGCTAAAGGTTAATATATCTCAGAAAGAGATTGATAAAATTATAAAAGAATATAAAAAACTAAAGAAAAACAATAGGTCAAATCTTACGCAAATTAAAAAACTTGGTCTGCTTGATAAGAATGGTAACCCATTGAGTTGACAACCAGATTAAATAGCATTATGATCGTTAGCATGTATTATTATCATCATGTATAAACCATATTCACCAGAGTGGCACAGGTATAGATACCTGAAGGAAGCCATTGACAAATACCTGGATGACTACGTTGATAATGACGTAATTCGCGATGATATTCTGAGTATTCTTGGTGATCGATCTGAAGCAGCATACGCTGAGTTCAACAAAACTTCAGAACTAGAATCTAAACTCCGAAAGAACTAACATGCTCTCCACCCAATACAGACTCAGACTAGAGTCCATTTGCAGATGTATTGCGAACAAAGAAGAGGTTCCCCTAGAGGATATGATCTGGGCAGAAAAACTTGCCAAAGCTCATACTCTTGCCAGAGATTGGTTAAACAAAGCACGTCGTCAGGCTAAAGGCATTGAAGAAGGTAGCACTGATGATTTTTTAAATAGGATGGGATTAGGAGACCCCGACCCATCCAATCATAGAACGGGGTTTGGGGGTGCTGACGAAATTGTAGATTGGTTTCAGAGAGATAAACCCGACGATTGGCGACAGAGGGACTGATGGATTTAATCCTGGAATGAAAAGGAGGCAACGTGACTAAGTTTTTAATGTTCACAAAAGAGTCTTGCGGCCCTTGTGGACTTGTCAAGAAGTATATTACTGCTCTCGATGATTCCCGAGAGAGTGTTATTGAGGAAATTTATCTTGATGATTTTAGTAATGTTCCAATTCCAGAGGAGAACTTGGAACTTGCTAAGAAATATAATGTGACCGCCACTCCTGTTCTTGTAATAACTGATGGGGATGGAGAACTGTTAGAAACTTATATTGGTGGTATGTCAATCACACAAAACATTCGTAAGTTGTGGACAAAGTATGAAGTTTGAAGAGATTACACCTGAAACTTACGAAAAAATGAACGAGGAGTTTGAGGAAGAAGGCCTTGCCTTCCGAATTATTGTCCCTACTCAAGAAGAAATCGACAAGTGGAGAAGTAAAGATTAATGCAAGTATCAATTTATTCTAATGGAAATCAAGAATGTGAGAGAGCATTTTCTCTTTTAAAATCAGTGCATCTTGATGAAGTTGTTGTATATGAACTTGATGAACATTTCACTGAGAAACAATTTAGAGATGAGTTTGGTGATGAGGGAGAGTACCCCATGATTTCTATTGGTATGTTCAGGGGAACTCTTAAAGAAACTCTTAATCATATGAATCTTAATGGAATGTTTTTGTAACACATTTTACAAAAACACTTGACTAAATAAGGTATGAAGGTCTATAATAGATCTGTCGTTCATCCCACTCGTGGGACGCAAGTAGGTCGCGGAACGGATCGTTCATCTCTTCGGAGACGCAAACGACTGAAGGAACGGGAAAAACGGATCCTCGGAAACGAGAGAAGGTTTAATTTCACCCTAGTATTTCAGGAGTAACTACCATGAACACCTTAACACTCATCAAAAAGCAAATCGATAAAGCAGCAGCATTGCATGATGCTCAAATCAATGTTACCAAATATCGTGGCGTTGATTGCAAAGTGCATGAAGCCCCTGAGGAAACTCACGGCACCTTCTGCTATCGTGGTCGCACATACGTAAAGTGATATGGAAGCACTACAATTAACCGGGATCGTATCCTTAAGTTGTGTAGTATTACTTTCTATTCTTTACGGTGAGTTAACCCTCTTACACAAAAGTTAGGAGAGGAAAATGCTGAAGATCAGACTTGAGTATGATCTTCCAGTATATGATCCAGATAAACATGATCCAGATAGAACATTCGCGTTTTTGACGTATCGTGGTGTAAATTATGCTAAATGGGTTTTACTTAAATCCAGAGGCTCACAAAACTGGAAAACAACGATATGAGGACCTTGACGGGTCCTCTTTTTTTGTCTATAATTATTGGAAGTATATTCTTTTTATGGACAGAGAAAAACTCAAATTAATCGTGAGGAACTTAAAGTCTCTTGTCGATGCACTAGAGTCTGAGGTATACTCAAATGTGGATGCATACAAGGCAGAAAACTTTGATGATCCCGCACCTAATTACATAGTAGATTACGACGAGGTATTTGAAGACGATGATGATTAATACTGCTAAACTGATTAGTGTGACTCCTGATGCAGAGAAGCACATGGCCTACTGTGCCCGTGTGAGCAACCCTGCTAATCAGGGAAATGAAAAGTTCTCTGGTCTTCTCAAGTATTGTGTAAAGCATCAGCACTGGAGTATCTTTGAGCAGGCATACATGACTCTGGAACTAACTACTACCAGGGGCATAGCGGCTCAAGTGCTGCGCCACCGTAGCTTCACATACCAAGAATTTTCACAACGGTATGCTGATAGTTCCTTACTTGGTGAGAAGATTCCCTTACCGGAACTACGTCGTCAAGATGAGAAGAATCGTCAGAACTCGATTGATGATTTAGATCCATTTGAAGTTCAGACTCTGGAACTCCAGATGCAAACTCTTTTCGATTCTTCCATGGCACTCTATCAGCAGATGCTGGGACGTGGTGTGGCAAAGGAGTGTGCTCGTTTTGTTCTTCCTTTGGCCGTGCCCACAAAAATTTACATGACGGGATCAGTTCGCTCATGGATTCATTATATTGATCTGAGATCTGCAAACGGAACACAGAAAGAGCATATGGATCTTGCTCTGAGTGCGAAAGAGATCTTTATCGAACAGTTTCCTGCCGTTGCGGAAGCAATGGAATGGATTTAATAAATACTAGAAAAGGATTGAACGTTTATGCCAACGTACCCAGTTATTAATTTAGAGACAAAAGAAAAAAAGACCCTTAATATGACCATGAAGCAGTATGCTGAATGGAGAGAAGAAAATCCAGGATGGGATAAAGATTGGTCGCAAGGATGTGCTGGACAATCTACAGAGTTTAAGTGGACAGGAGAAGCAAAGTCAAGTGGTTGGAATGAAGTTCTGGACCGAGCATCCAAACAACCGGGTGCAAACGTTCAGAAACACCGCGACTACTCCTTCTAATCTAAAACAGCTTATGCCAGCAAAAAGAAAGTCTCAATCACCCGTTGTCCCATTTGGGATGTCTAATAAGCACATGAAAAGAAAGAAACCAATCAATGTAGACTTGATGAAACGCATCGAGCCTCTGACAGAGAATCAACAAGAACTTTTCCGCTGTTATGAAAATGATCAAAACATTGTTGCTTATGGGTGTGCGGGAACAGGAAAGACCTTTGTCACTCTCTACAACGCTCTTAGAGATGTTCTTGACCCAAAGACTCCATATGAAAAGATCTATATCGTCAGGTCTCTTGTAGCGACTAGAGAGATTGGTTTCCTTCCAGGAGATCATGAAGATAAATCTTCACTTTACCAAATTCCTTATAAGAATATGGTGAAGTATATGTTTGAAATGCCTACAGATACAGACTTTGAAATGCTGTATGGCAATCTTAAAAACCAAGGAACTATTTCTTTTTGGTCTACATCATTTATTCGTGGTACGACACTTGATAATTGTATTATTATTGTAGATGAATTTCAAAACTTGAACTTCCATGAACTTGATAGTATAATTACAAGGATCGGACAAGATTCTAAAATTATGTTCTGTGGTGATGCAACACAATCTGATTTGGTCAAAGCATCTGAAAAAACTGGCATTGCTGATTTCATGAAAGTTCTTAGACTCATGCCATCAATTGATATTATTGAATTTGGTGTTGAGGATATCGTTAGATCTGGTCTTTGTAAAGAATATCTAATTGCAAAAATGGATTTGAATTTATGATTTTTGAGCATTGTAATTATCTCGGTGACCTTGAACTAACGAAGAAAGAAACAAATGGCATCCGTCTCTACAATCTTCCAAGTGGAGACTGGGTGCCTTCTATTACATCTGTAACTTCTTTCTACAACCGACAAATCTTTGCCAAGTGGCGTAAACGAGTTGGTGTTGAGGAAGCAAACCGAATCACAAAGAAAGCAACTGCTCGCGGAACAGACTTCCATGAAGCAGTTGAAGTTTACATGAGGAATAAAGAAATCAATTGGGATGATTTCAAACCACTTACACGGTTTATGTTTCATCATGCACTACCATATCTGGACAAGATAAATAATATACACGCTATAGAAAGGACCCTCTACTCCGAGTATCTTGGATTAGCTGGTCGCGTTGACTGCATCGGAGAGTACGAAGGCGAACTCGCAGTTATCGATTTTAAAACATCCGAAAAGATTAAACCAGAAGAGTGGTTAGAAAATTACTTCGTTCAGGAGACTTTTTACGCCGCTGCGTATTATGAGTTGACTGGTATCCCCGTCAAAAAACTTATCACCATTATGGTCACACCTGGTGGTGAGGTCAAAGTATTTGACAAAAGAAACAAAGGGGATTATATTAAATTATTGGTTCGCTATATTAAGGAATTTGTATCTCACAATCTTAGGTCAGAGAATGGAGAATGAACTAGAAAAAGCACTAGAAAATAAATTCTTCTGCCCGTCCCGTTTCGCACAAGAAATCGAATCTCTTGTGCATACAGGTGATGGAATGAGTTATATTGATGCTGTTGTTCACTTCTGTGATAATAATAGTATTGATGTGGAATCCGTTCCTAAACTTATATCCAAACCACTTAAGGAAAAATTAAAGTATGAAGCTATGGAACTTAATTTTTTGAAGAGAAGTTCCAGAGCAAAATTGCCCCTTTAATACATTTTTGGTCGAAAAAAAATCCGGCCAAAAAATGACCCTATTACTTTTTTCATGATGCCTTTTGATGCTTATAAACAATATCTTTCATTGAAGAATCACTTCACGAAAGAGAAATATGATTACCATAAGTATTGTGGTAAAAGTCGCGCCACAGTTCAATCTTTTTATAAAAGAAAAGATCGTTTCTGGTTTGAAAAACTCGCTAGAGGTAAAGACGACAAAGAAGTAGTTGAGTTCTTCGTATCTAACTTTATCACCTGCACTGATCCAAGTAAGCTTTGGATAGGAGAAATGATAAGAGAAGGTGAAGGTAGATACACTTCATGGAAGAAGAGAACTCAGTCACTTTCATATCTTTTTAAAGAAGAGACAGAAAAAGTGTTTTCAAATAATAATTTTGATGCTATGTTTTCCATGGATGGATCTCGCCATCCAGATATTCTGAAATCATATCTTAGAGATGACATATCAATTGAAACTCTGGTCATTCTCGATAGGATACTTGGATTCAGAAAGAACTGGGATAATAAACTATTAGACCCAGTGTGGGAAACCGTCAGCATGAGAATGCGAAAGTATTCTCCATTCCTAAATATCGATGTATTCCATTACAAAAAAATTCTCAAGGAGATGATTCATGGCACTTGACAATGCAACAGTATTAGAAAATCTGCAGAAGCAAAAAGTTGAAATCGAACAGCAATTTGAAACTCTTCGCACCACTTACTTCAAAATTATTGGAGCGATTGATGCATTATCTCAAATTGAAGAATCAAATTTATCTGAATCCGAAGAGGAGTCCGAAGAAGAATGAGTTTCTTTGATTCGGAAGTAGTCCGTGCTGAGATGACAGAAATTAGTGAGTTACAAGAAGATGTTTATCGCAATGTCTTCAAATTCCCCACTATGAATAATGAAGAGAAACTCTTTCATGTCTCAATGTTAGAAAGACTCATTGAAAAACAAAAAATTCTTTATACACGTTTGAGTTTATCTGATGATCTTGAAGCAATAGAGATGAAAGAAAAAATCATGGAATCTGCTACTATGATGGGACTCCCCCCTGGGAGTGATATGTCTACTGTCTTTAATAATATGTCCAAAATGCTTGAAGTAATGAAACAACAGATTGACAACAATAGTATAGACTAGTAGAATAATAGAGTACACACAAGCCAAATCCAACTAATCTAAGGTAATTAAAATGTCATTTTCCGATCTTAAAAAACAATCTTCTCTTGGTTCTCTTACCTCAAAACTGGTAAAAGAAGTAGAAAAAATGAATAATACCGGCGGCGGTGGAGATGATCGTCTCTGGAAACCCGAAATGGATAAGACCGGTAATGGTTATGCCGTAATTCGTTTCCTACCTGCACCTAATGGAGAAGAACTTCCTTGGGCAAAGATGTACTCCCATGCCTTCCAGGGTCCTGGTGGTTGGTACATTGAGAACTCCCTGACCACTCTGGGTCAGAAAGACCCTGTGTCTGAGCACAATCGTGAGCTGTGGAACAGTGGTCTTGATTCTGATAAGGACACTGTTCGTAAGCAGAAGCGCAAACTGTCCTACTATGCCAACATCTATGTTGTGCAGGATAAAGCCAATCCTGATAACGAAGGCAAAGTCTTCCTGTACAAGTTTGGTAAGAAGATCTTTGACAAGATCATGGAAGCAATGCAACCTGAGTATGAGGATGAGACTGCCATCAATCCTTTTGACTTCTGGCAAGGTGCTAACTTCAAACTGAAACTGAAGAAGGTCGCAGGTTACTGGAACTACGACTCTTCTGAGTTTGCTGCATCTGCTCCTCTCCTGGATGATGACGATGCACTGGAAGCAGTGTGGCAGAAGCAGTATTCTTTGACCGCATTGACTGCTGCTGATCAGTTTAAATCTTATGAGGATTTAGACAAGCGTCTGAAGATGGTTCTTGGTAGCAAAACACCTACTCGTCGTTATGACGAAGAGACCTCTAATGAGGACAATGATCGTGGTTCTTATACTCCTGACTTCCAAGCACGTCGTCCTGAGCCCACTACGGACTTTAATGCACCAGACATCACTCCCACTAAATCTGCTGACTCAGATGAGGATGATGCTCTTTCTTACTTCCAGAAACTTGCTGAAGAGTGATATTAAAATAATCTAATATTATCAGCAGTTTTTAAGGTTTCAGTCTTATATTGACTGGAACCTTTTCTGTATCTCATAATATTTTCAAGATCATCAATGATAAGATTTAGATATCTTTTTTTCAGAAGATATATATTTCTTTTATTTTCATTTAATTTTTCTTCATACTCATAGTTTGTAACTGCTACAACTGGATTTTTAGTAACCATTCCAATTTCAATATCAGAATTTTCAAAGTATGTAATTGAATAATCTGATGGTACTTTTAATCCTTTTTGAACTATGATGACATCATTATCATTTTTAAGTTCTACTGTTTCATAATGATGAATTGAATTTAAATTTTCATATGTTTCATATTTTTCAATTAGATAATTATCAAATTCAAACTGAGGCATGGGCCATTCACTCTGAATATTTAAAATATTATTGCTAGTTAACACAACCCAATCTAAATCTGATCTACCATATTCTTTGAACGCAACATTGTCTGGTCTATCATCTCCCTTAATTTCATACTTAGTAAAAAATGATAAGTCTTGGTAGATATCTTGTCTTAGATTTACTCGCTTAAATAAATTTTTGACATTAATATAATCTGATATATTAGCATCGGGTAGTCTGCTTACATATTCAAAATCTGGAACTTTACTGAAGTAATTTGACATTTTAGAAACCTATATTAGTATCATCAAAATCACTATATTCGTCATTGTATACTGGTTCAAGTTCTTTGAACTGAAGAGACATTCTATATGATGACATAGCACCATCTTCATATGGTGCATAATTCCCTTCAGGGGTATATTGAATATTGCAAGATAGTAAGGCACACTCCTTAAATTTGTTTAGAAATTTGCTATCCTCACCATTTTGTATGTATTTAATTTTAAATGTATGTGGAGTTTTTAAAAACAATCTTGACTCATCTCTGATCGGTGCCATTCCTTGTTTAAAAAATCTAATTATCTCTACAATCCTTGCTGCTTCATCCGAACTCCTGGGAGACATTTTAAATTCAAAAGTAAATGGTCTTAATGTCGGAGATTGAAATAATAACTCAAGATTTGGATTAATTATAACACCCTGAGTTCTACCAAGTAGGGAGTTAATATCAGATCCTATTGCGGCTGATGCTGTGGCACCAGCAATTGCACTTTTAACTGTCTGATTATTTTCAACAACCTGGTTTTTTAAATCACCTAGAGCACCACCAAGTCCACCAGTAACAGAATCAGATCCAAGTGCTCCTAAGGCAAGCGCAGCACCTGCAATCTGTAGTGGATTCATTGTATCATCCCCCCAGTTACATGCATTAGAATCAGAAATTCCACCTGGAATTGGTAAGGTAACTGAACCAATAGACGCCCTGTCTTTATTCCTTTCCGAGAATCCAAATCCACTTACTTTTTTGGGTTCATACTTTAACATATCAAATTTGATGACATCTTGTGCCGAAGCCATATCCACTGGATACCTAAGACCTTGTGGAAAAGAATCTCTTGTTTTTGCGTCTGTTGTAATTTGACCGGATGGTCTAGAATTATCTCCAGTTTGAACTTCATTCAGAGCAGTATTACCAGAACCACCTGCTACTACTTCTTGATTTTTCTTTCCAATAGATGTTAGTCCACCCGCAGCTGCTTCTGTTTCATTTTGCTGAACTTTATCTCCAGCATTTTTAGTTTGCTGTGATATAGCTTTTCTCATTTGAGAATTTG